CGACCGGCCATTACGCCGTCGATCCGAACTATGATCGGCGCGTACCGTTCTGGTCGCATGACTGTTGCTGAAGTGAGGGATATGCAGACTCTTTGGGAGGGTTTGCCTGAGCGTTATCGTATACACGAGTTTGTCTTTCAGAAGCTCGGGAAAACGGCTTCAGATGTTTATGGAAATCCGTACGCTCGAATTGCGTTGGTTGTGTATGCATTTTACCTGCTCCGACAAAACATTGAAGAGTGGGTTAAACACGCGCCTCGCAAGGATAAGAGGGATATGCGAAAACGCTATCCTGAGCTCCTCGACGAAGAGGAAGCCGAACAACCGACGACCGAAGCCGATTACATCGAAGACATGGATTCTGATTATGAAGTGTCGAAAGATGTGTTCGGTATCACGAACGAGATGGGCGCAAAGCGCTCTGCATACGTGAGATGGTCAAAGGATGATTATGACTCGTTCCGTAAAGCGTGCAAAGACGAAGATCTCGATTTTAAGAAAGCGCGCAAATTCGTCGGATTTTACGATAAGGATAAAGTGGTTAATGCCGCCCGCGACTGGAAAAAAGGTTATACTGTCGTCGGTATGGAGGCTGCCACCGGAGAATATCCTCCGACGTCGAACGAATACATGACAGAGGAAACTCGTCAGAAAATCGCTGCGGCCTATTCCGCTGTTAATAAAGCGAATGGGAATGTCGTGCAAAAGTTGAAGGTTGGTCAGGGAGAGAAGCATTATACGGCGCAGGACGTCGCCGATCTTAAGTCTGCGCTCGAAGAGCAAAAGACTGCAATGAGAGCTCTCACCATTCTTATCAACACGACACCGCGTGCGGCGGCGCCTGACCGAAAAAAAGAGGCTGATGCTCCGAAGGCGAAAGCCAAAAGTGACAATGGGAGCGTCGACCGAAAATATGTGAAGTTGGGGCCGTGTACGAATGCGAAGGCAGGCTGTAAAGGAGCTCATAATGTCGTCGCTTTTACGCCCGAAATGGCGAAACGGTTTCCGAACATTTCGACTGTTTGGAACAAAAATCTGAAGGACAGAGTTCCGCGCACAACGATATGCCCCGTTCTTTTAAAAGAATTAACGGATGGTAAAGCTCAGTCATGGCTGGTTACTGGTGAAGTGCCGATCATGTCTGAAGAGGCACTGAGCGGAGTCGATGTTTCTCTCGCAATGAAAGAGGCTGACGCGGACCGTCGCGCTTCGTTGCTCGCAAAACTTCATCGACCCGTTTCTGAAACGAGCACGTCCGAAGCAGTGGTTGAAGGAGCGAAACCTCCTGTTTTGCTCGCCGATGCGGAATGCGTGTTTTTGTGCGTTCATACCGATTCAATCAATGAAGACCCGAAATTCCCCGATAGGGAAACGCCGGGCAATTTCCATGCGTATTATGCGGTTGAAGCTGGAAGGCCGCGACTTATGACCGCGAAACACGCGGTTATTAATGAGGCTCGTAAGCTTCATAAGCCTTTCGCGGCGATGTTTCAAATGTATCCGAAACAACAGCTCATCGCTCATCTCGACATGTCGAAGTTTAAGATCGCTGCGAACACCGATTTCGCGCATTACGATTTTAAATTGGACAACAAAGTCGAGCAATCGCTTCAAAAAGTTAAACCGTGCGGATTTACTCAGGATTACCGTCCGGGCGCGGAGTGTCATTTCTTCGCGTTTAATTATTCGAAAACCGACCCGGCGTCTTTTGGTCCGCGTGTCGGAACAGGAGTGCTTCCTGCACTCGATAAACACGCGACGTGGACCGTTCAGGGAACGAGCGGAATGCCGATATTCGTCGGTCGTAAAATCGTCGGAATGCACGTGAGGGGCAGTGAGAAAGGAGCGAACGAACCAAACGTATTCGTTCCTTACACTGAAATCTCCGCGTGTTTAAACTAACAATGGACGCTCCCCGCCACAATTGGGAGGCATACAAAGACGTTTATAGCGTCTTTGATGCGTTGAGTGAGCAAAGCTACGATCATAAGTACTTCTTACCTCGACCGTCCGTATTGTTCGATCAAACATTCACCGAAAATAAAAATAAACGCGAATTCACATTCCTTTTCCGCATCCCCTCACGACAAGTCAAGTACAAGGAGGAAGGCGGCTTGGATAATGAGTTCGCCACGTATTACGAGACGCACTGTCCGTTCTCGACATCACCGAAATACACTTTAACGAAACAAACGGTTCAAATTGGTTATACGCAAGCAGCACGCTTCGGAGCCGATAATACCGTTGAAATCCCTCAGCAGCTCATTGACGGGGCACTCGGTCTTTTCGTGCCGATGGTTGCAAACCATTTGCGCATGCAATTCCGCCAAGTCATTGAAGTTCAAGGACGTTTAAATCCTCGACCGCGAACGGTTGGCCGTTATCGTCGCGATTTCGAATCAAAAGCGATGTACTCAAAGTTCCGATCTGGAAGGTTGCGTACTCAGGCTATTTTTCTGCAATGTCAAAGCCTCTCTATCCGCCCTCAATTTATACTTCGAATGTTAAATTTGAGTTGCGTACGTATGAGAAGGTTATCGATGACGAAGCCAGAACTTTTATGCCGTGTCCGATCTTTACACAGCTTCTTTGGATGCAATATTTTTCCGCTTATGACGATTCGATCGCTGCAACGGCGAAGGATACGCCATTCTGTATGGGTTTCTCAGATAAGTATGGTGGTGCTGATGAATTGGCGCGTTACCTCAGATTTGTCGGTGAAGTAAAACCTTACGAAACCGTCGCGTACATGGAAAGCGATGTGTCGGCGTGGGACAGGTCCACTCAGATTGCTATGCTGAAAATGGCGTGGCAAGCGATGGAAATGAATTTCCCTGAGTCATACCGATCCCCCGCGCACAAGCAGCGCCTTCAAAACATGTTTCACGATATGGTTTTCACTCCTGTTCTTATGGAATACGGAGACACATTTCAAACCCATAATGGCGTAAAGTCCGGACACCCCGGTACTTTGACTATCAATTCGTTAATGCACATTATGATGGTGTTTTGCGCTATTGTATGGATGAAGCCCGATATAACCGTTGAAGAGCTGCGACGCTCATTCCGATTTAAGGTTCAGGGAGACGATTTCCTGGGCTCACGAATCATACAGCGTACGCCGTGGTTCTCAGTGGCCAAATATAAAGAGTTTGTGGCACTCTGCGGGTACATTCTCAAACACTTCAGAGAGAGTTTTAAGCTCGAAGATCTCGAATTTATTGGCGGAAACCTTGTCCCCACCGAATATGGTGTGTGGCTTATGAAGCCGAATCGTTTGAAGATCGTTGACGCGTGTTATCATCACAAAGCAACCGACCCACGGTGCGTCATGAGCAAACTTCTTTCATTGAAAGTGTTATCTTTCCCTGACACTGAGCTGTATAAGTTCATGTGCGGGTACACCGAATGGTATTGGAAGCGCCATGAAAAGGTGCTCCGTATCCCTTACGGTGAAGAGCCGAACGGCGACGCGATGTTCACGTACGCGAAGCTTAAAGCTCAGGACCTTACCGATTCGGCAATCAGGAAGATTTATTACGGATTTCAGATGGAACCACTCGTGGTTTCTACAGTTTATGGGTGTGCGGCTGGTGCCGCGCTTAACACGTTGATTGGCGATTGCAAACGCGATTGCCCTCCGTTGAACCTGAACTGTTATGATTCTGATCCGAAAATCGTCGATATTAAAGCCGTTGCGGCACCAGAAATGGTTAGAGACGATTTCATTACGCAAACAGCTGGCCGTGTCATCATGCCCATTGCACCGACTCTCGATAGGGAGATCACGGAGCAGGAGGCACACCGCGAAGGCGGCCATGCAGAGTACATGCACGACATACAGTGTGATCTCAATTCGTGTGTACACAGGTCGTGGGAACGACGTGAGTGGGGGCGAGAAGCTTTTGAAACCGCTCCAACAACCATCTTTACCGAGACTAAAATGGGTTCGATGGCTGTACCTCCGTTGGAGGAAGTCTTTGAAGACGACGCCTCGATTGGGGATATCAGTCCTGAGCACGTACAAATGCGTATACGTGGATTTGATTTGTGTCGTATTTGTGGAGAATGGACGAACATTAAGCACAATGATATGGTTGTCTGTGCCGCTCACATCATTGAAGATGGTGAAGAGGACGACGAGCAAGAACTCGAGATTCTGCGAGCGGAAAATGAAGAGTTAACCCTTCGCGTTGAGATTATTCGCGCGTACAATCTTTCGGTTTCGGAGCCGCGGTTAAATGATAACATCCGGAACAAAGAAAGTATGGGAAAAGAGAAAAAACTCAAACATGCTTCACAAAAGGCAAAAGCCGGTCTGTTGTCCCCCGAAGGACTGAGGGCCGCCCGCAAAGCTGAGAAAGCCGCGCGGAAACAAATGAAGAAGGCGTTTAAAAAAGAAACGAAACAGGCGATGCACGTAAGTCGATTGCCAACGGCTGCAG